GGAGATAAGTTAGGATCTTCTGGATCTCTAGACATTGAAACTCCAACAGTTAGAGAACGATTCTTAGGTAATGCAGTCAATCTAGTTGTTTCATTTATTTGAGAACAAACTATTCTTGTAGTAGACATTTCATTCTCTTCATTTATCTGAACTGCCTCAAAACCTTGATCTATGAATGATGGTTCAGATCCACCTGCACTTGTTCCACTAACAGTTCTAATTGTTCCAGTAACACTAGATGATCCACCTGGTGTAATTACATCAAATTGTGGTTGAACTGTATTGAATTGAATATTCTTTGATACTCTGATATTCTTTCCACCAACAGTAGATTCTTCTCTAAAGTTCAGAGTTCTTTCTCCGCTTGATCTACCACCTCTATTAAACTGTACATGATACTTATCAATATCTCTAAAGTTTGTTAAACCACTGGCCATATTATGCTCAGTGTTTATTTTAGTTAGAGAGACATCTCCAATTTCATACTTATAGACTGGGTCATTTATAAAGTGTTTTTGTATTGCAGTTCCGTCTACACCACGAGTTGCAATTCCAAGTTGTCCACTTCCAATACTGTCATAGTAGATAATTTCGTTATTTACCTTTAAGTATCCTGAAGCAGTTGTAATACCTTCAAATGTTGAATATGAAGTTGTATCCGCAAGAGATATCTGAGTATCTGTTATATCAAGATCAACTGAAAGAGTTGTAGGTACAGTATCAGGTGCTATTCCAGTAATATCAACTAAATTGTTATCTGCACTCATTCCATGATTATAATGATTTACTTCAACAACATTACCTTCAAATAATCCACCAACTGCATTAGAACTTGTAATCTGAGTGCTTGCTAATGATACACCAGGTGTTTCATTTACATATATCTGTAAGTTTCCACCAACAGTAAAGTTATCTCCCTGAACATTTGTTAGATATAGGGTATCAACATCCATTGTATCCCTAATAGTCATTCTTGCTCCAGTACCTTTACCACCGACATCAGCAGTTGTAATTCCAACTACGTCTCCTGCAACCCAACCGTTTCCAGTTTGTAAACCTAATGTGTTTAGTATGATTCCATCTAAAGTACCATTAGCAGTAAACGTAGCTGTTTGAGCAACTAAATTTCTTCCTCTACCTACAATTGGATATAGAGATACATTTCCAAAAGTTCCTGATGAATAACCAGTACCAACATTTGAAGTCGTAATACCTGTAAAGGAAACTCCTCCACCTACATTTTCAATATAACCATTTGCTAGAGAGGCACTTCCTTTTACTCGTGCACCTGGTACTAATTGATCTACAACTGTAGATAATGTTGAACTAGTAATACCTACATCAATTTTTCTAGGATATATTTTAATTGCATCTGGTTGCAATTTAGGTAAATTCTCATTTGTAGCTTCTAGAGATGGATTATAGAAGAATGCTGTTCCTGCAGTAGGAATAAAGTTTGCTTTATAAAGTTTAAACTTCATATCCTCAAACTGACTTGCTGTCCATATAGTTCCATTCTGAGATTTGAATAAACTACCACCAATGTACTGTCTAGTTACCATAACTGCTTCAGCATCAGGTAGATTCTGTCCATTTACAGTTCTCTCTCCCATCTGAGCAATCCAGACTTCATAATTATTTGTTGTTGGTGCAAGAAGAACTAAAGCATATTCTCTACCTGCTTGTAAGTAAACTGGAGATGGGAACTTAACATTTGTTGCAACAGAAGCATCAGTAGAAACTGTTATATCAGATGGATATAAAACTGCTCTAGCCTGTCCGTCTGCCATCACTCTGTTTGTTGGAGTTCCGAGTTCTACTTCTCTAATTTCAACAAATACTTTTTCATTTTCGTCTTTACTTGAGAAGAACAAGTCTACAGATGTTAGGAATGCTCCTGACTCATCAACAGTGAATGATTGTGCTAGAGGATCTTTTCCACCTCTCCTTCTTCTTCTACGACGTTGACGTGTTTGAACAACAGTATCTTCTCTAAATGTTTCAACTATTCCACTTGCAGAATATATTCCTTCTCCATGACTTATTATTAAACTACCAGGTAACTGTTCCGCATCAGATATACTGGTGCTTACTCTAAATGTTCTATCTCCTGTTTTAATTCTAACTGTAGGTGGTGGACTTGTATTAGGATCTCTAATAAAGAATGTTCCTATTAAGTCTCCGAATGTATCAGCAACTAACCTTACATCAGTAACAGTTGCTGTAGCACCACTGTCTGCCCCCACAAGACTCATTCCAGTTGTTACATACCCAAAGTATGTTCCTTGAGCATTAGCGGATAGAGAGCGTGTGTCAACGTTTAGTGTAGTCCCTGATGCAGAATATTGAGTAGAGAAAGACTCTGATGTATTATATGGATTTGCATTATATGTTATAGTTGGTGCATTATAAGGTCCATCTTTATGATCAGGTTGTGCTGTTCTAAATGTTATTAATTTTTCTGAACCAACAAATCCTTCAACTTTTTCTCCTACATTAAATGTTCCAGATACCATTGAAACTTCAAGTAATTTAGGAACAACATCTATACCTGCTATTCCATCCATAAATGGGTAGAATCTCGCAACAGGTCTTAAACCACCAGCTTGGAATTGAACGTTTCTTGAACGCATGAAAGTGTCTGGTTCAGTGCTTATTAATACTTGATCAAGGAATGTTCTTGAAGTATTTCCTGTTATATTCCTAGTTCCACCAGGTACAACCACAGTTCTTGTCCAATTATCTGATGCAGGAGTCATAACAACTCTTCCAACAAATTCAACCATGTTAAATGGGTTAACATTTTCTGATCTAGACGCTAGTGGTTGTTCTAACCAATTTGTTTCATCATATCTTAATGTAATTAAATCTCCAGTTTTTTGTACATTACTATCAAGTAATTCTAAATTTTGACTTAAATCTGTACTTGAAGTATTAACATTACTTGCAAAAGCAGGTTCCAATTCTAATGAATAAGCATCAATAGGTGCAACTAATTCCTTTACTCCTGCATCTATCGCTACCTTAGTATCAAAATTACCAAAATCTATTCTACCACCATCAGCAAAATCATCAACAAAGAATCCAGTCTTAAATCTATTCAATCCTTGAGCATCTTGAACTTGTAAAGTAGATGTACTTAACTCAAGTAAACTTAATGAAGTTACAGATTCTAATAAATCAATTCTATCTTCAAGAACACCAATATCTTTCATGGTGAATCTCTTATTATCAATTACACTTATCTCAGCATCATCTGGATGGAAAAGATATGGTGGGAACTTGATAACCGCAAGTGTCATTGAATCATTAATAGATGATGGTTCTTTTGGATTTCTAGCGGATGTTCCTTTAACAACAGATATATTACCATCAATGTCTATTATAATCTTATCAATTCTTCCTAAGTAATATTCAACACCTAATATTGAACTCTCATTTGGAGCAGAAACTAATGTTGTATTTACACTAGATGATCCGAATGTGCGACTTGCAAAATCAAAAGGAGATTTATTAGGAGCAGCAGTACTAAAATCAGCAACTCTTGGTCTTAAATCAAGAATATCGGAAATCCTAGTTCCATCTGCTAATCTTGGTATATCTCTACTATATCTTTCTTTAGCATAAGAGTTAACGGTATAAAAATCTCCATTATCATTAGCAGGAACGACATACCTATCACAAATAACTAATAATTTCTTAGAAGGTGCGATAGATTGGTTATTTCTTACTAATCTTGCGTAATCATAATATTGCTCTCTTTGTCCATTATCAAGTGTGAATCTATCGGTAATATCAAGATAACTTCCAACAGTAGTTCTTTGTACAGAACTTTCAATACCTGATTCTTCAAAAGTTACAGTTTCTCCAAGTTGGAATTTATTAGCATTTAGCGAAATATATGAAATATCAGTTGCAGAATTAGCAATTACTATTTGTCCAACAGCATTACTAACTTTACCTATAATTTTTTCTCCTACGACTGCATTTACATCTAATCCTAAACCACTAACAAATGTAAGTTTATCTAATACTGGTGTTTCTTTACCTAAAGACTCATATACTCTATGAACTCTAGCTACATCTGGTGTGTTTAAAGATATTTCTCTATCTTCTACTCGTAAACCATAATAGAAACTAGTAGAAAGTCCAGTTATAGCTGTGCTAACTCCAGAAACAGATTTATCAATGATAACTTGATGACTTCTATCATAATTCTTTTGCTTACTCTTTATACCCTGTCTCTTAATTGTAGTATTAACAGTTACATCGCTCTTGCTAACCTCAAGACCTGCAAAATTGATTGTTGTTCCATTTGCACCAAAAGTAATTTGAGATGAATTTAATGATTCATATGTACCATCGTCATAAGCAATACTATAAGATTTACCTTCAAACGGTTCAAAGAATGCACTTGTAAATCCTATGTTAGATGTATTCAAACTTAAAGCACCAAGATTGCTTGTAGATTTACCTGTCTCTTGATGTACTATTGTAAGAGTTGAATCACTTAAATCTACAGAGGCAACATTTTCAGATGATAATTTAGAATATAAGAATCCGTCTCTCTGATTTTCAATACTTGGTTCTCCTACTGTAAAAGTTGTAGTTACAGTGTCAATACCGACAACACCGCCATCACATACTCCAGGCACTGTAGATACACCAGTTAAAGTTAAAAACTGAAGATCATTCGAGACTGATACAACCCTTGCAAATGTTTCTTCTGTAAATTTATCTCTTTGATAACGAATTATACTATTAGTTGATATTCCACTAAAAGTTCTTCCTGCACATGATGCAATTCCTGTTGGGGAAATTGAAATTTTGTCAGTTTCTTTAAAGTTTCTTGGAGTAATACTACTAAGAACAGTATCTGCTGAGAAATCAGTAGTAATACCACCTACAGTTGCAGAGGTTTGATATACCGATTTAATATCTTTTACATTTTTTGCCTCTATATCAACAATAGTACGAATGTACTCTGTACTACCATTAATAGAAATTTGCTCTCCAACTATAAATTGTCCAGAAGTTTGTGTTAATTGTATTCCTGTGCTTCCTGATCCTGGTGAGGTAACAACATAACCTGTAGCACCACTACTTAAACCTTTTATGTAACTAGATGCAGGACAATATGCACTTGCAACTAAATTACCTAAAACTAATTTTGTATATGTCTGAACATCAAACAAATACAAATCAAATGTAGATGATGAATTACTATATGATGAGTCTGCTAGAGAAAAATTATATACTCTTGCTTGTCCTATAGTTTCTCCATCTGCACCAAGACTTTCATCTTTTCTAAAACTCTGTAGAGTTACTACGTTGTTATTATTGTTAATTCCTACAAATGGACTACCCTGAACGTTATTAACTTTTAGCAAATTACCCATTTTAAATGGTACAGATGCTCCAGTAAGTGTTGTTGTATCTCTAGGTTTATCTAAATCTAAAATTGTTGTTCCAACAAAATCAACGTCATAACCTCTAACATATGCTGTTCCAGATGATACTCTGGCACAAACTAAGTCATCACTAGGATCATTAAGTTGTTCTGTTTTCTGATCTGATGTGTATATTCCATTATTTGATATATTGTCATTTAAAGATTCTTCGAGATCAATAGTAAATTCATTTACTGTATAATCTCCAGACTCATCAAAAGTTCTCTTAGCAAAGTAATCTTTAATTATAGAATAAGTTGATTTATCCTGTAATTTCTTTATTTCTCCCTTATCAATTCTTACTAATTCTACAAAATTCTTATCATCATAATCATCTAATGCTTTTTTTCCTAACTTAGCACTTATTTTCAATCTATCAGCACCTGGTGCAGCAAAGTTAGAAAATCCTCTAGCATTATCATATAAATTAGAATCATCTCCTGCAGAAACTAATTCTTCGTTTACAACTAATCCAACTCTATAAGAAGAATCATTTTTGTATGAATCTAATACAATAGTATCTGTTTGAACACTTACAAATGTTCCACGAACAAAATATATTCCATTGGAAACATGAACTGCAGCTGCAGTTGCTGTAGCATTTACATCAAGAACAGAAGCAAAACTATCTCCTGCACTGATTGTAGTGTTACCATAAGTTACTGCATCTTCAGCAATTAAAGTTTCTCCATCTGAAAATGGATTAAATTGGAAACTATTATCAGAATTAAGATATTTTACATAAATCGTTGGAAATTCTATACCATCAGTTGGTGGAAAAACAACTTTTTGAACCGTTGCTGTTACACCAGAAGTTGCTCCAGATATTTTCTTGCCAATAAAATTATTCAAATATATGTTCAGATCTAATCCAAAATGTGTTGGATTTATTTTTACTGCTTCAAAAAATCTATCATAAGTAACCCCACCAGGAATTACCATAGATCCTTCTTTGAAAATATGGCTACCGAATGATTCAATTTGACTTTGCAGTATTGATTGTAAAGTCGTTAATTCTCTTGCCTGGATAGGGTATCCTGGTTTGAAAAGCACTCGATAAAAATTATTATCCTTATCGAAATCATCATAATATGGATTTATATTTAAATTGGTCTTTTGTGGCATCTTCTTAGAACTCTAGAATAATCTTAATGTCTTCTTTTTGCCTTGCATCTCTAGTAACTAATGGTCTATTATCCAAGTAAATTACATCACCCGACGTTTTATTTATCTCAGGTTCGGCAAGTCCCTTCGTAAACTGTATTCCAAGGTTGATATTTTTATTACCAGAGGGGTTAGTGGTAATACCAGTATATCCATTATCTATTTTTCCAGAGAATCCATCACTGGTAAAGATTTTTGGACCATCTGAATCAAAATCAAATCTTCTACCTTCGCTACTTACACCAACATAATCTTGTTGATTAAATTCTGTTGGATGATAGTTTTGAGATCTATCTTGGAAAAACTTAAGAACTTTTGTGTTTTCATCATATGATGCAACATATCCTTCAGCAGTAACATCTTTACCATCTACTGTGACACTTTGAGTTATCTTTTTACCGACAGTTAGGAAATTTTCTCCTGATATTGTTCCATCATCCAATAATTTAATAGCATTTGTGCCACTAAATTGATTGTCGTTGAATACATTAGTAGAATTTGCCCTCAATGGATTTTTAATAACAGAAATTTGTGCAAATTTAGTGTCTGTTGGGAAATCTTTATCAGAATCATCAAATCTTGCATATAAAAGAACCCTGTCAGTTCCTAATTCTTTATAAAGATCATGCCCATGCCCCTTAGATGGTGGGATAATTGGAATTAATTTAGCAGGATTTGGTATACTTCCTACTGGTTGTAATGGTCCTAAATCAACCATTGCATGAGTATAACCCTTTCCACCAGATGAGACAATAGCATCTGTTATTCTACCAAGACTATCAACAGTTATAACTGCTCTAGCACCTGTTCCATCTCCAACGATAGGAACCTCTCCACCAGAATAACCTGCACCAGGATCTTCGATGAAGATGTGTTTTATTTGGTTTTCATTTGAATCTGAATCACCATTCTCTCTAACTGCTTGAATTTGAGAGTCAGTTGATGTTGCCCAATCATTAGGAACAGAGATATACTCTGTAGAATCAAATTTTATTATATCGCTCGGTGCAACAGTAAACAAATATTTCCAAACATATCCATCTCCACTCTCTCCTGCTTTAGATGGTTCTAAATCAGTGAAAAATGGTTCATCTTCTGAACCCTTACCAGTTGTATTGATACCAGAGGAACCATTGTTAATACAAACATATACTCTAAAATCGCTATTCATTACATAATATCTTGCATCATAAAGTCTTGGAGAAGAAGTTTCTGGAGACTTATTATTAGCACTATAATCATGTCTGAATATTTCATACGTGGTTCCACGTTTCCAATCAACTCTTCTTATTAATCTTCTAATATTAGAAGTTCCTAGTTTTTTACCAAATAGAATAGTATCTTGTGCGTGGTTAATATAACTAAAATTATCTGTAGGATCAGGTGTTGCAGTATCCCAGTTATCAACTCTACCAAATCCAACTGAATCAGCTGGATTTGCTAAACCCACGGTAATATAATATGAGTTACTGGTATTACCTACCGACTCAATAAAATTGTTCGCGTTTAATATTCTAAATTGGTCAGTAATTATTGCCGACATTGTTTGACAGTTTTCTTTCTATTTATTACATTAATCTGGGAGAGTTTTTCTGATCGCTCCATTATCCCTCAAACC